GATCGTTCAGCAGGCCATTGGCATACTCCAGCAGATGCAGGGCATGAACGCGTCGCAAGATCCGAAGGCCGCTGCTCAAATGGCCGAGGTACAGCGCAAGACGGCAGCGGATCAGGCCAACATTCAAGTCAAGCAGGCCGAGTTGCAATTGGCGCAGGCCAAGCTTCAGCGCGAAGAACTTCAAACTCAGCAGCGTCAGCAAGACAACTTGCAGCGTGAGATGCTCAAACAGGAGCGACTTGATAAGCGTCAAGCGGCGGAACTTAACGTCAAGTTGGTTACGAACCGCGAAGACAACGATACGGCTAAGCAGATTGCTGCGATGGAAGCCATTACGGGTGAAAAGGTCGGTGTTTCAACAGGTACGGGTATCAATCCATAGGGGTGATTTATGGCTGACAATTACATGAACCAACACAAGATGATGGCCATGGGTATGGCTGTCAGTGGACAGAAAATGGTCAATGGTGGTCCGAAGAAGGGCATGGTTGACCAGTCGAAGGGTGTCAAGGGCGACCCGAAAGCAACGCCCGCCATTATTAGCAAAGGTAAACAAAACGCATGATTGAACGCATCATTGACGAATTGGAGCGGGCCAAGGCTCGTGTCGCACACGACGCGATGAAACGGCAGCTGGAAGGTAAGGATGCTTCGTTTGAATATGGCAAGGCAGTGGGCACTTACGCCGGGTTGCAGGCCGCGTTAACTTACATTGATCGTCTTCTGAGAGAAGAAGAGGACGGAGAGGATTTCTAATGACAACGTTGGATGAGGCTTTTCCTAGTGTAGAGCCGGGTTTGATTCCATTTGGTTCGCGTGTTTTGGTGCAAATTCGTAGCCCGAAGAAAACTTCTTCAGGGGGTATTATTTTGCACAGCGAAACGCGGGAGACAGAGGTCTGGAATACCCAGATCGCAAAGGTTCACAGTCTTGGACCTTTGGCCTTCAAGAATCGCAACACGATGGAGTCTTGGCCGGAAGGCGCTTGGTGCAAACCGGGTGATTATGTCCGGGTTCCCAAGTACGGCGGAGATCGGTGGAAGGTTCCTTACGGCAACGACGAAGAGGCGTTGTTTGTGATCTTCAACGATCTGGACATCGTAGGTGGCGTAAGCGGCGACCCGCTTGCCATCAAAGCATTTATCTGAGGGCTAACACATGGCTAAGGACGAAGTACTGAAAGAGGACGACGAGAGTTCCCAAGAGGAATACGTCGTTACCGAAACTCCTCCCGAGGAGCCTGCTCAAGAGGAAGCGCTTGCTGAAGCAGAGGCTTCGGCAGAGGAAGAAGACGAGGGCGATGAGCGCCTTGCGGACGCTGATGAGGCGGATGAAGACGACAAAGGTAAACGTCGCGCTCAGACCCCCGAAGAAAAGCGTGCGCAGCGCCAGCAGCGTAAGTTCCGTCGCCGTGCGGCGATTGAGCACAAAGAACGCGAGTTGGCATTCTTGCGTGCAGAGAACGAAGAGTTTAAGCGTCGGTTAAATGCCGTTGAACGTCGCACGACTGAGTTTGACCAACAGGCTGCGGATCAGCGACTCAACGAAACGAGTGCTGAAATCCATACCGTAGACCGCATTATTGCCAAGGCCATTGAACAGGGGCAGGGCGAGGATGTGGCCAAGGCGCTTGCCATCCGTGATCAGCTCATGGAACGCCGCAAGCAACTTGAGGCTCTTAAAAGCCAAACCAAACTGGAGCCGAAGAAAGAAGGCCCAGATCCGCGTGTGGCGGCGTATGCCAAGGAATGGATCGGTGCCAACGATTGGTATGACCCCAAGGGCAACGACGAGGACTCAGCCATTGTTCAGGCCATTGATAAGCGCCTTGCTTCCGAAGGGTTTAACCCGGCAACGGAAGATTATTGGATTGAGTTGGATAACCGTGTAGCCAAACGCCTACCCCACCGATACGGAGAAGATACCGTGGAAAACGAGGCCCGCAAAGCAAAGGCCGCGCCAAAACGCGGTGGTCCCCCAGTCGGCGGTAAGCGCGAATATGCCGCGCCGTCTACCCGAAAAGAGATCTATATCAGCCCTGAACGCAAGCAAGCACTTGTTGACGCAGGGGTCTGGGATAACCCAGAGTTGCGTCAGAAGTACATTAAGCGTTATGCTGAATATGATCGTAACAATTCTTCTCGCTAAACAAGGGAGCGAGTTATATGAGCGATGAAAGACTGAAGAAGGTTCTTGGCGAAGGTCGTGAAAGTCGTGCTGCGTATGATCGCGCAGTGGTAGAGGAGAGAGCTATCTCCGATGATGACCGCGTTGAGATGTTTCGACAGCAATTTTTTCAGGCCGCGTTGCCTGATTTGCCGAAGATTCCGGGTTATCACACTTGCTGGTTGACAACCACGAATCCAAGGGACTCGATACAGGGCAGGATTCGGCTTGGATATGAGCCGATTAAGCCGGAGGATGTTCCCGGTTGGGAATATGCCACGCTGAAAACTGGCGAGTACATTGGGTTTATTGGCGTCAACGAGATGTTGGCTTTTAAGATTCCCCTGTCGCTGTACAAAAAGTACATGCAGGAAGCGCATTACGATGCGCCCGCTCGGGAAGAAAGCCGACTGGCCGAGACAGCCGAGTTCCTGCGTGAGCAGGCTCAGAAGTCCGGTTCAAATGTGATCGAAGGTGACGGCATGGAGGCAATGCGGGAATCGGCTAGTCGTCGTGCCCCACAAGTGTGGGAATGATGTTAGCCATACATCTTTTTTGTGAGGATTAACGCATGTCTGCGACCAGTGCTCCATTTGGTCTTCGGCCTGCCTATCATCCTAGCGGTATCATTCGACCCACCGCTATGACGATTGAGACGGGCTACACCTCCAACATCTTCCAGTTCCAGCCGGTCAAACTCGACACGGATGGTTTCATTGAAGCTGCTGGAAATTCTGATCCCATCATCGGTACGTTCATGGGCGTCGAGTTTACCGACGCTGACGGTCGTCGCCGCGTGAGCAACAAGTGGACGGCCTCAACCGCCGCCACGGATATTGTTGCCTACGTGACGCTTGACCCGGCCATCGTGTACGAAATTCAGGCCAACGGCTCGGTTTCGGTCACGAACATCAGCAATCAGGCGGACTTCGCCAATGCTGATTCTGGCAACGTCACGACTGGCCTTTCGCTCGCGCAGCTCGACCGTTCGGGCTTCGTCACTTCGGGCAACAAGGTCATGCGCGTCATTGCTATTGCGCCGGAAGTTGGGAACGCCGCTGGCGACTCCTTCACCATCGTTCAAGTCCAGATTAGCGAGCACCAGTACGTCGCTAATGTGGCTGCATTTTAAGGAGGGCTAGAAAATGGCAGTCCCAATGCGCAGTACTGATTTTCGTTCCATTGTTGAGCCTATTCTTAACGAGGCTTTCGATGGCGTTTATGACCAGCGTGCTGACGAGTGGAAGCAAGTCTTCGTCCAGCAGCAGGGCATTCCCCGCAACTACCACGAAGAGCCGGTGCTCTACGGGTTCGGCGCTGCTCCGGAACTTCCGGACGGTATGCCGGTCACGTATCAGGCCGGTGGCGTGCTCTTCTTGCAGCGCTATGTGTACAAGGTCTATGGCCTTGCCTTCGCGCTCACGAAGGTGCTCGTGGAAGATGGTGACCACATCCGTATCGGTCAGACCTATGCCAAGCACTTGGCGCAGTCGCTGATTGAGACGAAGGAAACCCTCTGCGCCAACGTCCTCAACCGTGCGTTCACCGCTGGCTTCAACGGCGGCGACGGCGTGCCTCTGGTTTCGACCAGCCACCCGATTGCCAACGGAACGTTCAGCAACCAGCTCACGACCCCGGCGGCTCTCTCGCAGACCTCACTTGAGCAGCTCCTCATTCAGATCCGCAACGCTGTTGACAACAACGGCAAGCGCATCCGTTTGAACCCGGAGAAGCTCGTTGTGTCGCCGTCCAACGTGTTCCAAGCGGAAGTGCTCCTCAAGAGCGTCCTCCGTACGGGCACCGCCGACAACGACATCAACCCGGTGAAGTCGATGGGCCTCCTCGCTGGCGGTCAGGCTAACCTCTCGCGTTTGACCTCCACCACCGCTTGGTGGGTGAAGACGGACGCGCCGGAAGGTCTGAAGCTGATGATGCGTCGCGGCCTTGAGAAGTCAATGGAAGGCGACTTCGAGACTGACAGCACCAGATTTAAAAGTACAGAGCGATACGCAGTCGGATTCACCGATCCGCGTACCGTTTACGGTACGGCTGGTCTGTAAGTCTCTGATTTGTAAGGAGTTATTCTCCTAGACAAATCCTTGCCCGGCTCTGTATGATGCTAGCCAACTTGGAAACAGGAAGGTCATCATGCAGCAGCCGGGTAAGTTTTATGTGTACGTTTATCTTGATCCCCGTCCGGGGAAAGGGCTTCAGCCCATCTACGTTGGCAAAGGCACCGTAGATTTAGACCGCGCCAGTGATCACTGGGAACGTCGGTGCGTTAATCGTTTTTTGCAAAGTGTGCTGGATAAGATTCGGGCAGCGGGTCTTGTTCCGCAAATTACTATTGCTGCGTATATGGACGACGAAGAAGAAGCGTTTGCCATGGAGCGTGACTTAATTACTCAATACGGGCGGCGTGATTTGCGTACAGGTTCTTTGTGCAACTTTACAGATGGAGGACAAGGTACTTCTGGCTTGAAATACAGTGAAGAACGTTTGCGCAAAGCTAGAGAAAAATTCTCTACACCAGAATGGCGAACGTTAATGTCTAAAATTGCTCTTGATGCTTGGCAAAATCCAGAACATAGACAAAAGATTTTAGAATCTCAAAATCGACTTAGAAACGACCCCGCCTACCGTGCCCGTCTTCGCGCAGCCATTCTTAAAAGCCGCACTGAAGAAGTACGCAACCGGATTAGCGTAGTGATGCGTGAGAACTGGGAGTCCGAGGAATACCGGGCTAAACAAGCTGCGTCCCGTGCTGAAGCACACGCTAGACCGGAGGAAAAGAAACGTAAGAGCGAAGCCACAAAAAGACTATGGACACAGAAAGGAGATAGTATTAGATTAGCGATTAAGGCCGCGAAATCGACTCCGGAGCGCCGTGCTGAGGCTTCTAAAAAGTCCAAAGCATATTACGAGAGTGAAGAAGCTCGTAAGCAAGCAGGGGAGTATTCAAGGGCGTACAACACGCCTGAGGTTCGGGCAGCGAAGGCAGAGTTGTTGAAGGCGCGTTGGGCTGACCCTGAGTTTAGAGCAAAGATGCTCGCGAAGAGAAAGGCCAAAGCGCAAGGAGTTTGAGTTCTAGGTGTAACCAGCCCATTAGACCGGCCTAGCGGACGATGCACAGACTAATGGGCAACTTGTGCATGAGGTAATTTGCAATGGCAAGAACAACTTTCTCGGGTCCGGTACGATCCGAAAATGGTTTTGAAGGCAACATGGTTTCCGGAACGATCAGCAGCGCTTCCGGTGTTATCACCAACCTGCTCTGCACCACGCTGACGATTGGCAGCACCAAGCTGACCACGGCTTCGCCTTCTGGCACCGTGTCTGTTCAAGTTGGTCGCATTCCGGTTTTGGTAGGAAGCTCAACTTTCTACATCGGTTTGTACTCCAGCCTCGTGCCGTAAATTGTGAGGGGGCTTCGGCCCCCTTTCGCTTGTGATTGTGAGGGAAAGCAACCATGCGTCCTATTAGTTTTACAAGATCACAGCCTGCGGCGGATGCGGACAGCGTAGCGGCAGTGCAACTTTTGAATGCGTCCGGAGCGATTACGCTCAATGGATCGTTGGCAGCGGGTGGCGTTGCCACGCTAACGGTTCCGGCGTATCTCACGGTGTTTAGCGAAGCTTCGGCTGCGGTGAACTTTATTGTCACGGGCACACGCCCGGGCGGTGGAGAGCAGATTGAGACGCTTGCGGTGACGGCATCGGGCACGGTGACGGGTTCGTTGGCGTTTGCGACGGTGACTAATGTGTTGGCTTCAGCGCCAACGAGCGCAACGATTAGCGTTGGTAACGCGGTCACGGGTTACACCGACTGGATTCCGCTTGATATTTACACGCCGAATCAGGTGACCACGATTTCTGCCAAGACGAGTGGCACGGTGAATTATTCGGTGCAGTACACCAACGAAGATCCGTTTGATCGCAGCATTCAGCAACTTGCTGTTGCACATCCGAATGCCAGCTTGACGGCAGCGTCCGGTGATGAGACTCAGTTCACGACGACGCTGATGCGTGCGGTTCGATTGAGGATTAATAGCGGCTCGGGTTCGGTTCGCTTTACCGTCGTCCAACAGTCCACGAAGTAAGCCATGGCTAACGTTAAGATTACAGATCTTACGGCGGCTACGGCTCTCGGGGGGAGCGAGCTTTTTGAGTGCGTGCAGTCTTCGACTTCGGTCAAGGCGTCAGCTACGCAGATCAAAAATTTCGTAGGCGATTCGCTGAATCTTACTGGCGGCGTGATTAACTCGGTCACGATCAACAACGCGGTCGGTGAGTTTGATTCGATTACGGTGACTTCGGGTGCGGTTCCGTTTAACACAATTACGAACCGAGCAATTGGCCAGTTTGAATCGCACGTAGACCAGACGGCTGTATCGGCTAACGTTGGCTATGTTGTTCAGTTAAACAATGCAGCACCGTTTAACGCCGGAATCACGATTGCTTCTAGTACTAACGTCACGGTAGCTGCGGCGGGCGTGTATTCTGTTAATTCAAGCATTCAGTTTGCTAACTCAGATAGCAGCAACCACACTTCGACCTTTTGGTTTAGAAAAAACGGGACAAACATTGCTAATTCTGCATCGGTAATATCGGTTCCTAAGGTTGCAGACGGTGGTAAAACGCTGGCTCAAGTTACAATCTTTGAGTCAATGTCCATTAACGATTATGTGCAGTTAGTTTGGTCAGTAGACAATACTGCGGTGAAATTGGATTACTCTTCGGCTTCGGGTGTCATTCCAGAAGTTCCATCGGTAATCCTTAACATGCAGAGAATTAAGTAATGAACTGCAAAGGCGACTGGTCAGAATGGAAACAGTTTGCCAAAGGCGGTGGCGCGTTTAAGAGTCCCGCTTGGCAGCGTAAAGCTGGGAAAAATCCTGAGGGGGGTTTAAACGAAGCGGGGCGACGGTCCGCGAAGCGGCAGGGGATGAATCTGAAGCCGCCGGTAAGTGCTGGACAGGCAAAGAAATCCCCTAAGGCAGCGGCACGGCGTAGATCATTTTGTGCCCGGATGTCTGGAATGCCGGGGCCGATGAAAGACGACAAAGGTCGTCCGACTCGCAAGGCGCTGTCGCTACGTAAGTGGGATTGCTGATGAAAAAGAAAGTGGTTCGTAAGCGTAAAGTGAAAGTAAATCCGTTGCCGGAGCCGGTCGCACCGACTCGTCGTGAGCGGTTGATGATTAAACTTATTGTGCTGAAGGCGCGACTGCGAGGGGTACTTGCGGCGCTCAAAGCGCGCATCTCTTGAGAGGGTAAATCCATGGCTGTTAAGTACGTAAAAGATTTTGAGTTCCCGGCTTCGGGCGGGTTCCACAACAAGAGCATGCCGAGCCGCGCAGGGGCTTCTGCTAAGGGTATGCCTGCTCGTGCGATGCCGAATGCTCCGGCGCGTGGCGCTGCAAGAATGGAGTCCAAGCCCAAGATGGGTAAGGGTCAGGGTTACGCTTCTGGCGGCAGCGTTACAAAAGCTCGCGGCCAAAAGGCTCCTGCTAAAACTGCAATAGCAATTGGCAGACCGGGATCTGTTGGTAAGCCGTCGCCCAAAAGTGTAAGCAAGCCCGGGCTAGGACCTGCCATGGCTCCGACTTCGGTAACATCACCCAAAAGCGTAAGTAAGCCCGGGCTAGGACCTGCCATGGCACCGACTTCGGTAACATCGCCAAAAAGCGTAAGCAAGCCGAACACGAACATGGAAATTGTTATGGTTCCAGAAGTAACTTATGCCAAGTCTTCTTACGGCAAGCCAAAAATGGCGGCTTACGCCAAGGGTGGCAAGGTTGCCAAAGTGATGCGCGAGTACAAGGAAGGCAAGTTGCACTCGGGTTCTAAAAAGGGACCTGTTGTAAAAAACCCGAAGCAAGCCATGGCGATTGCGCTGTCTGAAGCCCGTAGTATGAAGAAAGCCAAGGGCGGCGAAGTGTTTAGCGACGAGTACCTTGCCTATGGAAATAAAAAGGGTCCGTATCGCGGTAGCCCGAAGAAGGCCAAGATGCTCGGTCGTCAGGATCGTCGTGCTCGCGAAGCCATGGAGCGTGCGGAAAAGTACGCGCCGGGTAAGAGCCTTGATATGCCGGATCGTAAAGCGCACGGTGGCATGCCGATGCGTCGCAAGGCCATGTACGGCGGCGGCAAGTGCTAAAATAACGTCTGTCAGTCATTAGGGTCTGCTCGGTGCAGCGGACCAAGGCGCAAGAGGGACCCTGATGGCAACTTCCGGTACAGTTTCGACAACTCAATTTACAACTAGGCAGGTCATTGACCATGCCTACAGGCGTTGTCGTCTTGGTGCGCAACAGATCACCTCTGAGATGATCGACATTGCGAACGACCAGCTTTACCTGATTCTTTCCAATCTTGCGAACCGTGGTGTGCAGCTTTGGTGTATTGAGCGCACGGTGCTGCCGCTTTATGAAGGGCAGGGCTCTGTTCCGCTGCCTTTGGGCACCGTAGATCTTCTCAACACCAATCTGCGTACGCTGCAAGAAGCAACGGGCACGGTGTCTTCGACTTCAACGACGTATCAAAATTACAATGATGAGGGCTTGACCGTTACGACGGTAGGCATCAAGTGGGCAGCGGTAGCGCAGCCTTATGTGGTTGAAAAGTCGAGCGATGGGTTGGTCTGGACAATCGTTGAGACGATTGAAGATACGACTGCGCCGACTCAAATTGCGGGTGAGTGGAGTTGGGTAGATACCGAGACTCCGCAGACTGCTGACTATTTCCGCGTTCGTGTGACGAGCGGAACCCTCTCGACCTCAGATGTTTTCTTCGGGAACACGCCTACAGAAATCCCTATAGCGCGTTTAAATCGCGATGACTATACGGCGCTGCCCAACAAATCATTTGAAGGTCGTCCTTTGCAGTTTTGGTTTGATCGTCAGATCAACCGACCGTATATGCGTCTGTGGCCGATTCCCAATCAGGCAGCGGAAACGCAGCAGATTGTGGTATGGCGGCATCGCTACATCATGGATGTCGGAACGATGACGCAAGAACTAGAAGTTCCGCAGCGTTGGTTTGATGCAATTGTTGCGTTGCTGGCAAGCAAGCTTGCGGAAGAGACTCCGGAAGTGGATGCGCAGTTGATGCCGATCTTGGAAGCGAAAGCGGATAAGGCGTTGGCTCAAGCAGAGAATGAAGAGCGTGATAATTCTCCGATTTACTGGGCACCCATGATTGCGCCGTATACGAAGTGACGTATGCCACTTTATCTTGATACACGCGGAAAAACTTTTGCGGCGATTGGAATATGCGACAGATGTTCTCGCAAGTTTCCGCTTGAAGAGTTGATGTCTGATCCGAACTACCCCGGGTTGCGCGTATGTAAAGTGGATCAAGACGAACTCGACCCTTATCGTTTGCCCGCTCGTCAGACTGAAAGAATTACGCTGCCTTTTGTTCGTCCGGACACGCCGCTTACGAGTGCGCCGTATGGTGTCATTAGTGAAGACGGCAACACGTTCTTGATTAACGAACAAGGCGATGAATACCTTGAACCGCAGCAGGTGCCCTAATGGCTACGGTCCCGAGTAATTTAATTCCGTCGCGCATCACGCAGTTGCCGGAAGCTCCGGTTGCGGACCCGGCTGGTTATTTTCCAATTGTTATTGCGGGCACGACCTATAAGGTTCAGTTCAGTCAGATCAATCAGAATCTGACGGTTCCGCCTTCGCGTGCGATTAACGCGGGAACTGGATTAACGGGCGGCGGTACGCTTTCGCACGACATCACGATTGCCGTAGCAAACGGTGGAATTAGTGATGTTCAATTGGATACGACAGGCGTTGCTGCGGGTACGTATGGTACGGCGCAGTTGGTACCGGTCATTACGGTTAGCAACAAAGGCCGCGTTACTAACATTTCAACTATTTCTGTTGCTCAGGCGGGATTGGTTCCGGACTCTCGTCAAGTTACCGCAGGCAGCGGAATCATTGGCGGCGGGAATCTTGCTCAGGACATTTCTTTCAGCATTGACTACGCCACGGTGGCTCCGGTTGCTGGCGGCGTGGCTTCGGTGGGTACGTCATCGAAGATTGCGCGTGGCGATCACGTTCACCCGGCAGTAGATCTTTCGGATACGGCTAAGACAACGGGCGTGTTGCCTTTAGGTCGTGGCGGCACGGGATCGGCAATATCCCCTGTGGCTGGTGCTGTGGTGTACAGCGATGGCACGAATTTTGCGCTAAGTAACCAAGGCACTCAGGATCAGGTGTTGTCGTCGAATGGGACCGGCGCACCGACTTGGCGAACGCTTGCAGGCGCAGGAACCGTTACCAGCATTGATGTCAGCAGCACGGTAAGTGGGCTGGCGTTTACGGGCGGTCCGGTTACGGCGGCGGGCACGATTACGATGTCCGGCACGCTCGCTGTCACGCACGGTGGTACGGGAGCAGGCACGGCTTCTGGTGCACGGACTAACTTGGGTCTTGGCACGATTGCAACTCAAGACGCTAGTGATGTCATTATTTCGGGTGGTAGCATCACAGTTGCTACGCTCGTAGCGACTAGCAGCGCAATTACGAATCTGACGGCGACGAGTGCGACGGTTACCAATCTAAAGGCGACTAGCGCGACGATTGATAACTTTACCTTTACGTCGGCTACGGTCACCCGGCTATCGGCAACCAGCGCCAGTATCAGTCAGCTTGGCGTAGAGTCCGCAAGCATTACGACGGCACGCATTGGCAGCGCGGGTATTACGACGCTTAGCGGGTCTAGCGCACAAATTACAACGATTGGCGCGACGAGTGGAAACATTACGACGCTAACTGGCGACAGTTGGACGGTTAACAACTTCCGCGCAACCAGCGCCACGATTGATAACTTTACGTTCACTTCGTCCACGGTTACGAATCTGACCGCGATCTCGGCCAGCATTACGACGCTGACGGGCGGCTCGGCCACGATTACAACGCTCAACGCCCCGACCATTACGGGCACGACCTTGGGCTACGGCTCGGCTAGTTTGACGACGCTGAGCGCGGCTAGTGCGGGTATTACGACGCTTTCCAGCGGGTCGTTTACGGCGACGAATCTTACGGCCACGAGCGGCACGGTAACCACGTTGGCGGCGACTTCGGCGGCGGTCACTAACCTGTCTGTTACGAGCCTGACCGTCAGCAGCCTGTCTCTTGCTAACGCGACCTTTACCAGCGCAACCATTACGACGCTAACCAGCACGAGCGCGGCTATTACGACCGCCTCGGGTACGTCGCTCCGGTACGGCAGTGCGGACATTACGACCCTGACTAGCGGGTCTTTGACGGCGACGAATCTGACCTCGACGAGTGGGACGGTTACGACGCTGACCTCGACTTCGGCGGGTATTACCACCCTGTCGAGCGGGTCGCTGACGGCGACTAATCTGACGGCAACCAGCGGCACGGTCACCACACTGGCTTCGACCTCGGCGGCAATTACCAATTTGTCGGTTACGAGCCTGACGGTATCGAGCCTGTCGCTCGCCAATGCGACCTTTACGTCCGCTACAATTACGACGCTGACTTCTACCTCGGCTGCGATTACGACCCTTTCGGGAACCACGCTGTCGTACGGCAGTTCGTCTATTACGAACCTGTCTTTGGGAAGCCTTGTGATTAGTTCGACGACGCTGGTCACCAACCTGAATGCTGATTTGCTGGATGGGCAAACGGGAAGTTATTATTTGGATCTGGCTAATGCCACAGGAACCCTTAGCGGGGGAGCATACTAATGCCTACTATTCTGACGAAAAAGAGTGATACCCCGGGCGCAATCCCGGCAACGGCTAATCTGACCAATGCGGCAGGCGGTGCGGAGCTGGCGGTTAATACCGCAGATAAGCGGCTCTTTACGATTACCTCCGGCAGTCAGGTCGTGGAGCTTGGTACAAATCCGGCCAGTCTGACCTGTGCAGACGTTTCGGCTACGGTGCTTCGTGCGGGCAGCGCAACGATTACGAATCTGATTGCTACGACGGCTACGGTGTCGGATCTGTCGGCTACGGTTGCTCGTATCAGCAGCTTGACCATCAGCAGTCTTTCGCTCAGCAATGCTACGTTCGGATCGGCAACGATTACGAATCTGACCTCTACCTCCGCCACGATTAGCAGTGCGCTGACTCTGACGGGCGGCACCGCCAACGGCGTGCTGTATCTGAATGCGTCCAAGGTGGCGACGAGTGGGTCAAATATAACTTTTGATGGTACAGATTTACGGATGCCAAACGGCGGCAGCATGCTAGTCGGAGCAAGCGCATCTGGCGGATCAATACTTTTAATTAACGGAACAGCAGCAGCGCAGCGTTTAGTTCTTGGAACGTCTGGAACTGATGCGATAATTAACGCAACCAGAACGAGCGGAACTAGCCCTAACCTTCTTTTTCAAATTGAAAGTACCGAAGGCATGCGCCTCACCTCCACGGGGTTGGGCATCGGGACTAGTTCGCCTGCGACGAAATTAGATGTTAATGGAGATGTAACGCAAAGGAACGGCAGCGGAACCATTATCGGTAATATCCAGAACAGTTCCGGTTGGTACGACTTTAAAGCGTCTGCAAATGTTAACGGCGCACAAATTTCAACAGCCGCTGCCACTCCAATTCGGTTTTTACCTAACGGGGTAGAAGCGGCAAGGTTTGACTCCTCCGGCAACCTCGGCATCGGGACGAGTTCGCCCGCGGAAAAGTTAGATGTTTATTCTGCTGCCGGAACTGCTGCAATCAAGTTGCAAACCGCGTCTAACATTGCGTACAGCATTAACAGTCAAATTCCGGGCGTTGCTAATGATGGATTTGCAATCCGTGACGTAACAAACAGCGTCAATAGATTAGTAATTGACTCCTCCGGCAACCTCGGCATCGGGACGAGTACGCCTGCTGCGAAGTTGGACGTTAACGGCACGATCTATTCGCGAACGGGTGGCGTTTACACCGACACCATCACGGCATACAGCGGTAGTTCTATTTCACTGAACGCTGGCTCTAGTCACTTTGCTATCACGGTCAACGGGTCTGAGCGTGCTAGATTTGACTCCTCCGGCAACCTCGGTCTGGGCGTGACGCCGAGTGCGTGGCAGTCTACCCGCCGCGCTTTGCAAGTCGGTGGCAGCGGCGCTTTATGGGCTTCGGCTACTGGCGCTGGAACGCTGTTTTTATCAAATAACACCTATTTTGACGGAAGCAACTTTGTATATCTAAACACATCTAGCGCTAGTTATTTGGCGCAACAAACAGATGGAGCGTTTACTTTTAACCAAGCAGCCTCCGGCACCGCAGGCAACACCATCACGTTCACGCAGGCGATGACGCTGGATGCGAGTGGGAATTTGGGGGTGGGGACAACGAGTCCTTCTTTATTCGGCGCAGGCTATAAGACAATTCAGGTTACTGGTACATCTGGCGCTGGCGTGTTTCAAGCAACGTCAACAAATGTTGATGTTCGGTTTCAAGCGGATCAAATTGGGGTTTATGCGTTAATAAACGTCGCCAGCAATCATCCCCTTGTTTTCAATACAAACGCCACCGAACGCGCCCGCATCACGAGCGGGGGGTATTTCAAGGCGAGTAATAATGGGACGTACACAAGCAGTACAGGGGCGTATGCTGAGTTTTATCAAAGTGCGAACGATATTGGATTAATTGTAAGAAATCAAAATGCATCTAATACCGGAAATGTAATAGAAGCAGCAGCAGATAGAAACACTACAAACAATTCTTACTATTTTTTTAGAGCCAGTGTTATTGGTGTTGCATATCGTTTCCAAGTAGCCGATTCTGGCGATGTTACCAACACCAACGGCACTTACGGAACCATCTCTGACGCCAAGATGAAAACCGACATTGTGGACGCTGGTTCGCAATGGGCTGACATCAAGGGCTTGCGCTTCCGTAAGTTCAAAATGAAGGACGATCCGTCAGGCTTGACGCAGTTGGGTGTTGTCGCACAGGAAGTGGAACAGGTTTCGCCGGGATTGGTTGACGAACACACCGATCGCGATGCAGAGGGCAACGATCTTGGCACTACCACAAAGTCGGTCAAGACTTCCGTGCTACTGATGAAAGCCGCCGTCGCCCTGCAAGAAGCAATGGCCCGTATTGAAAAATTGGAAGCCGAAATGGCTGCGCTAAAAGGAGCCTGATCAATGTCCGAAGCAAAGTTAGAAATGACGCTTGAAGAAGCCGTCGCCATCGTGAATCTGCTGGGTAGCCTCCCGACGAGTCAAGGCGGGTTCCCGCTCTGGCAGAAACTGAAGGCGCAGGTGGAGGCGCAGATCCCCAAGGATCAGCCGAACGCCGACGAAGTAACGAAGCAGTAGGAGATATAAATGGCTACGAGTTTTAATTGGGTGGTGTCTGCGATGGACTGCTACCCGCAAGAAGGCGGCAACGCCGACGTAGTGTTCAACGTCCACTGGACTTGTTCAGGTTCAGACGGCACGTATTCTGGCAGTGTCTACAGCACCTGTGCTGTGCCGGGGCCGGGTAATCCGTTCACGCCGTATGCCAATCTGACTCAGGATCAGGTATTGGGCTGGATTTGGGCGAACGGCGTGGACAAGGACGCGACCGAGGCTGCGGTAGCGCAGCAGATACAGAACCAGATTAACCCGCCGGTTGTCTCACCGCCGCTGCCTTGGGCTTCTGCGTGAACACTGCCTTCCTCGTCATCTTCGCGGTACTTCAAGTGTTGGACATCTGGACAACTCTGACGGCACTGAAGTTGGGAGGAAGGGAGGTCAATCCTGTTCTTGCCAAACTCTTTAACTATGCTGATCCGCTTGCGGTGATGGTAGCGATCAAGTTGGCCGGGGTCTGGGCCTTGTGGTGGTTGGATAATTACTTTGTTACGGGTCTACTCTGCGCGGTATATCTGTACGTGGTAGATCAAAACTTGGCTGTGGTTAAGAAGTTGCAGAAATGACGGTCGAGACAAAAGACCTACGCCTGATTAAGACCGACTACGGTCACAAGATCAAAGCGGTTGAGGCAAGGGTCCGAGGTCTTGAGAAACGGGTTGATTGGATTGAGAAGTTGTTGTGGTTATCGGCGGGAGCCGTGATTAGTTGGTTGGTGTCAATTGTGCTACGGAGTGTGTGATGGAAGACGGGCAGATTTTATTCAACATCATTATCGGAATCGCGGGGCTTTTCGGCGGTTGGATTCTGAATAACATCTCCCGTTCTATTGAGCGGCTGGACAAGGACGTTCGGGCGATGCCGTTGACCTACGTGACCCGTGCGGATTACCGCGCTGACATTGAAGAAATAAAAGCGATGCTGAACCGCATTAATGACAAGCTTGATGCCAAGGCGGATAAGGAGTAACCGATGCCCCTCCCTGCTGCACTCCTGCCTTTGATAAAGCCGCTCCTTGCGAACGGTTTAAATCTCGTGGCAAACGCCGTTTCCGCGAAGGGCAAGCAATGGGTTGAGAATAAACTTGGCGTTGAGTTAAAGCCGGACATGTCCTCTGAAGACTTGGCCAAGATTCAGATCGCGCAGATGGAACATGAGGAAGAACTCATGCGGCTGCGGATTGAAGAGGACAAGTTAGACTTGGCAAAGACTGATCTTTATCTTAAGGACGTAGATTCGGCGCGGGATCGTGAAGCAGCAATCGCTACCTCGGACAAAGCACCGCTGCTCAACAAGATCGTCACCCCAGTCCTTGCCCTTTCCATCCTGCTGCTGACCTTCATTCTGTTTGGTGTTGTGATGTTCGACAACACTCCGGTTGAGTCCAGCCGCAAAGATATTCTGATCTACATTCTTGGGGTTTTGTCTGCGATTTCTACACAGATTGTGTCGTACTACTTCGGCTCCTCGCAGGGTAGTAAGGACAAGGCGGATCAGCTCAAGGAGGCGCTTAAATGAGTCTTGTTGCTGAGCAAGCTGCGTTTCTTCTAGACGTTGCCAAGTTGGTTAATAAGGCGACGGAACTCGGCTTTGTAGTGACGGGTGGCGAGTTGTACCGTACCCCCGAGCAGCAACAGATTCATGTTCGTGCCGGTCGTAGTAAGACCATGAACAGCATTCATCTGAAACGCTGCGCAATTGATTTAAATTTCTTTAAAGACGGCAAGTTGACGTATGACGTTGCTGCGCTAAGGCCGGTAGGTGACTACTGGGAAAGCCTGAACCCCAAGAATCAATGGGGCGGCAACTGGAAGTCCTTTAAAGATGTCCCACACTTTCAAAGAACGGTGTAACGATGCCAGCCGCAATGACCTTTACCAGTTTGCAGTCGGACATCCGCAACTACCTTGAGCGTGGTGGGGCGACGGACCCGATTGTCTTTGAACAGATTCCACGCCTTATTACGCTGGCTGAGCGGCGGATTGCGCGTGAGCTAAAGATTCAAGGCTTTCAAAATGTGGTCACGATGACCATGCAGTCTGACGTTGCTGTATACGTCAAGCCGGATCGGTGGCGCGATACCATCAGCATCAACATCGGCACCGGAACGGGTAACAATACTCGGGTTCAGATTTACCCCAGATCGTATGAATATCTGCGTGAGTATTGGCCCAACGAAACCGAAACCGACCGGCCAAAGTTTTACTCAGATTACAATTACAACTACTGGATCTTTGCCCCGACGCCCAATGCGGCGTACCCGGTAGAGATTCTGTATTACGAACTCCCGCCGCTATTGGATGATGCCAATCAAACCAACTGGCTGTCGGAGTACGCGCCAAACTTGTTGTTGTACGGATGCCTTGTTGAAGCAACTCCATTTGTTAAAGACGATGAGCGAGTGCAGTTGTGGCAGTCCTACTACGACCGCGCTTTGGCGGCGTTGAATGGCGAAGACTTGCAGAAGATTGTTGACCGGACT